GCTCTCGGTGGTGGGGACGGGCGCGCGAGTCAGGCCGATCGACGCGAGGTCCGCGTCAGTGGCTTCCTTGAACGCGGCCAGCACGTCGGCCTTAGTGGGCACGTCTGACTCCTCTTCGATGGTGGTGGTTCCCCCGGCGACGGCACGAACGGCCTTGCCGCCTGCGGATGGCTTTGCGACGACGTCGGCGGAGTCGACGGAGGCGACCTGGACGGCCTCCTGCATGCGGCGGCCGGCGGCGACGATGGGCTTGAAGTGGCATTGCACGTCGTGGCTGATGCCCACGGACGGTTCGTGGCCGGCGTCCTGCGCGGCCAGGGAGGCGTCGAGCACCTCGGCCGTGTGCGTCGCCGACGGGAGCAGATGCAGGTCGCCGTACAGGCCGTCCGTCTCGGCCTGCACGTCGCGGTAGTGCCCGACCAGGCCGGTGATCGTCGAGGTCTGCAGCTCTTCGAGGGTGCGGTGGTGGTCGTACGCCTTCGCACCCTCGTACAGGCTCACGGCCTCGCGCATGACGGCCTCGGGATACCGACGGCCGTTCTTGCTGTCGCCGTAGGCGATGATCCGGGTGCGGAACACCCGCCCGCCCGCGGTGTCGAGGCCCTTGGCCTCGACCACCCGGCCCGCGACCCGCGTCGACTCCATCGCCAGCTCGGTTTCGGAGTCCGGCTCCTCGCCGGCCATGGTTTCGGCGCCGGTGTCATCGGCCTCCGGCGGCGGATTCCGCACGGTCGCGGCCGGCGCGTAGGTGCGGACGACCTCGGTCGGGTCGCCGAGGGTCACCGAGGAGTCGTCGCCGATCGCGTACGAGCACTGCATGAGGTCGTCTTCGTCGGCGCAGGTATAGACGACGTCGGTGTCGGTGATGTCGGCGATGTAGACGTAGCAGTACAGGACGCCGGAGGCCTGCTTGATCCGGGCGGTGAGGCCGTCACGGACCAGGTCCTTGACCTCGTCGAAGGTGCGGTTGGAGCCGATGAACGACTCGGCGGCCGCGGTGGTGGTCATCGGCTGCCCTTGCGGCGCGGTGTCGGAGCGGCCGGCTCGGGCTCCTCGGTCTCGACCGGGACGTCGTCCGGCACGGCCTCGGGTGCGCCCGGCACGGGACGCCAGGTCTCCTCGTGGCTGGCCATGTCGTGGTGGCGGACTTCCCACCAGCCCGCATGGTCGCGGATGTCGACGATCTCGTGCGCGGCGACGCCGAGCCGGCGTGCGGCCTCGGACAGGTCCATGGGTTCTCCTATCGGCCGGTAGCGGCGGGGCGGATGACGGCGTTCACGGGCGGTGTCCGCTGCATCGGCCGGACGTTGGTCTTCAGGACCGTGGTGTTGTCCGGGGCGTTGTCGTCGATGTGGGTCGCGACGTCGCCCGGGTTCGCGTCCGGGGAGTCGAGCGACGCCTCGTAGGGCACGCCGACGTAGTCCTCCCACGCCTTGCGGGCGGCGACCTTCGCCCCGGCGACCGACAGGACGCCGGTCTCGACGAGCTGCATCAGGCCGGTGGACAGGTTGAGCATGATCTCGGCGTTGACCTGCGCATCCGCGGCGGCGATCTCCGGGCCGGTGACGGTGACGGCCTGCGCGGCGGGGATGTCGTACTCCTCGCCGGTCTGCGGGTCCAGCGCGGAAACGGTGCGCGGGAGCCGGCCGGCGGCTACGGCCTGGTCGATGGCGAAGCGCACAAACTCGGTCTGCTGGTTCAGCCAGGTCGCCTGAACACCGCGCAGACGGCGCCGGACGGGCTCGGCCATGCTGTTGCTGGTGGCCCGGTTGGTGTGCTCCGGCTCGGCCAGCCAGTGCTTGGCGAGGCCCGTGCCGGAGGCGATGTTCGTCAGGACGTTCGCGTTCGCGGCGGTGTCTTCGAACGCGCCGGTCTGCGCGTTCTGCGGCTTCCACTGGACCGTTTCGTTGTGGACTTCGACGGAGCCGGACGGTGGGATGTGCGTGCCGCCGCGGCGGGCGACGAAGTTGTCGACGTCGCCCTGCGAGCCGTTCACGGTGACGTCCCAGACCATGTACCGGGCCAGGCTCGTGCGGTCGATGAGGTTGGACAGGACCGTGTCGTAGCTGTCCAGCCAGTCGAGGACCGGGGTCAGGAACGGCATGCCCCGCACATCGGTGAGCAGGGTTCGCCAGGGCGCCCAGAAGATCGCCTCACCGGAACGAAGGCCGGTCAGATCGTCGACCTGCGCGACCTGTAGGCCTCGGCCGCCGAACTCGTCGATGCCGTCGACGTTGGAGCGGATCCACAGCCTGTCGGGCCATAGCGGGTTGCCGTGCAGGAGCGTGACGTGCGACAGTGACTGCGGGTCGATCGGCGAGAACCGGGTGACGCCGGTAGCCGGGCCGGACATCAGCTCCAGGATCTGCTCACCCATGACCATCTGATCGCGGAGCATCAGGTCCTGCATCGAGCCGAGCCGGTTGCGCGGGTCGTTCCAGAACTCCTCGGCGATCACCCGTACCTGAGGGTTGGTGACCTGCAGGCTGAGGCCTTTGTCGCCGACGCAGAACGACGTGTAGGTGTCGATGATCGCGCGGGCCATCGGGTTCGACCGGTAGCCGGCCACGCTCGCGGTGCGGGCCTTCTCCGCCGTCCAGTACGGGACGGTCCGGCCGGCCAGCCCGGCGGGTTTGTAGCCGGTGTCGCCGTCGACCGGGTCCCGGCCGTAGCCGCCGACGAGGGCGCCGGTCGCGACCAGCTGCTCGGGCGTCGCCTCGGCCGCACGGACCGCGACGGACTCGGGGCCGCGACGAGCGGGGACCAGCCAGGGCCTCATCGCGCGACGCTCTCCGGCAGGATCTGCGCCCAGCACCAGAGACCGAGCACGGCGGACGCCACGGCCAGCAGGCCGAGTCCGATGAGCACCCAGGGGTTATCCCGGCTCGGCTCCCGGCGGTCCATCAGGCCATCGCCGCCGCAGCCGCTGGCGTCGGCAGGCCGCGGATGTACGCGGCTTCCCGGGCGCGTTCGTCGATCGGCTGCGTCGCGTCGACCGCCCGGACCGGAGCGGCCGGAGCGGTGTCGGCCGAGGCCGCCTGGGTCTGAGCGACGTACGACAGGCCGACCGCGAAGATTCCGCCGACCAGAGCTGACCACCACCACTGGTGGGTCAGGCCGCCGACAGCCAGGGCGACCGCGACCAGCCCGAGCAGGCCGATCAGGTTGGCGACCAGCCCAGACGGGACGCGCGGCACAGCGATACGGATCTCCACCGAGGTCTCCTTCAGATCGCGAGACGCTTCGAGGGGCGCCACAGCTGAGTCGAGTCGTTGTCCGGCGGCGCGGCCGGCGCCGTCGCCGGGGCGTTCACGACCTCCGGCGGGGCCGCGTCCATGCACTCCTTGAGCGCGTTCACCGCGGCCGCCACGCCGTCGATCTTGTCGGCGGCGGCGGCCTTGTCCGGCTTCACGTTGCCGTGCCGGTCCATCGCCACCGCCAGGTTGTCGACCATCCACCGGGCCACCGGGTTACCGCCGTGATGCATCCGGCCGACCAGGGTCAGCCGCAACATTTCCTTCAGCGGCGCCGACAGGGCAGCGAAGCCCTGCCCGATCGCGGTCATCGCCATGCCGGCCTCACCGGCCTTGCGGGTCACGTCGTTCGCGCCCCACCGGTCGTAGCCGACGGTCTGCACGGCGAACGTCTGCGCGTCGGTGTCGAGCTGGTCGTTGACCGCGGACGGGTCGAACACCGCGCCGGGGGTCGTCTGGATCCAGCCGTCCCGGGCCCACGCCCGCGCATAGCCGGCCGTCCGCCGGTCCAGGTCCTCCAGGGCACCCTCGGGCAGCCAGAACCGCCACAGCGCCGTGTACGTGTCGGCAGGTCGGTCCGGGAAGATCCAGCAGAGTGCGGTCAGGTCGGAGACGGAACCCATGTCCAGGCCGCCGTGGCACTCCCTGCCGGCCAGCGCCAGCTCGTCAACGACGCCGGCCGAGGCATCCCAGTCGGTCAGCCGGATGAACCGGGTGGCCTGCTTGGTGCGGATGCCGAGGTGCAGGCGCATGTAACGGGCGAGCTTCGCCGGGCTCTCCTTCGCGCTCGCCGCCTCGGACGCCAGAAATGCTGCGGTCGGCGACACCCCGTAGCCCGGATTCGCGCGGCGCTGCGCCTGCTCCGAGAACGGCGAGATGCCGCGCTCGGTCAGGTCCCGCTCGGACTCGGCGGCCGCCCAGACCACGCCGTAGAATGTGAAGTCGACGAAGACGCCGCGAGCCAGCTTCTCGAGGTACTCGCGCTTCTCCGCGTAGATCGTGCCCGGCTTGCCCTCGTCCGCGGTCGTGATGAACACGATCAGCGGCTGCGCTCGAGCACCCGTACCGGTCTCAACCGCGTCGACGACGTCGCGGGTCTTGTGCACGTGCAGCTCGTCGACCACCGCGCCATGCACGTTCGCGCCATGCAACAGATCGCCGACGGACGCGACGACCTGGAAGTAGCTCCCGGACGCCGGGTGCACGATCTTGCCGGCCAGCGCCTTCACGTACGGGCTCAGGTCCGGCGACTTCTCCGCGATCGCCTTGACCGGGTTGAAGCAGAACCCCGCCTGCTCCTTGGACGCGGCGACCGCGAGGACCTGGGCGCCGGCCTCACCGTCCGCCGCGGTCAGGTACATGCCGAGACCGCCGGCGATCGTGGTCTTGCCGTTTTTGCGCGGCTCGTCGACGTGCGCGGTCCGGATCACCCGGACCAGTCCGCCACCCTCGGTGTCCGGACGAACCCAGCCGAACACCGGGGCCAGGATGTAGGCGACCTGCCAGTTCGCCGGCGTAAGCGGCTTACCTGCCCACCGGCCCTGCGTGTGCCGCAGCCGGCCGAACGCGGCGAGCACCCGGTCGACCCGAACGGGGTCGAACGCGGCGGCCTCGAGGTCGCGCGGCTCCGGCGTCTTCCAAACCGGCACCTGCCACGGCTCCGGCAGGGGGATGTCCCGGCTGAGCAGGTAGTAGGCGACCTCGGGCGACAGCTTCAGCTCGGCGAGCGTCGCCTCATCCGGTTGCGGCGAACGGGTTGCCCTGCTCGCCATCGTCGCTGCCCTTCGCGCCGGCCAGCCGTTGTTCCGAGGAGGGGGTCAGACCGAACTCGCCGGCCCACACCCGCAGCTCGCGGGACGCCGCCTCGAGGGTGAGCACGGCCGGGTGACGCTGGGCGTGGCCTTTCTCGTCGTAGAGGACGCTGCCCTCACGCTCGACGATCTCGGCGGATCGCACGAACCGGTCCCAGACCATGCAGTACGCCGTCAGCGCCGACCCGTCGATGACCTTGAGGATGCCGAGGCGGTCCAGCTCGGGTACGACGCGCTGCCACTCGGCGCGCGCCTCCCGCGGCATCCATGCCGGCGGCTCGGGAGCTGCTCGAGCGAACGCGGGGACGGTCTTGACGGGGCGTCCGCCGGAGTCGGTGCCGTGGCTGCGGCCCTCGAGGAGCTTGAGGCTGACCGGTTTCGGCTTCGGGCTAGCCATGATCAACCTCCAGTCGTCACGCAGAGTAGCCAAGGCCAAAAGGCCTCAGGTTGAGACGACAAAAGGGGGGC